TCAACCCGCAGGCGACTGGTTCGAGGGCTTCAGGGAGAGCCCCAGGGCGGACGCCTTGTCGTAGATCGCATCTTCCGAGCGCCCGAGCTTCAGGCCGATGATCCGCGTGGGAGTGTTCTCGGAGATCAGCTGCTTGAGCAGTTGCTCATCCTCTTGGGTCCAGCGCTTGCCGTCATTGGGGGGCGTCGCAGCCATGGCTGGCTCTCTCGGTGGTGGGATGCCCAGAGCTTCTACCTGTCCCATGTGGACGGAGCGTCGAGAAACCACGCAACGACACCGCCTCCCGGTGCTGCGGTGCACGATCGATTCCGCTTGATGTGCGGCCCCGGCGAACCTAAATTCCCATCGTGCGCAGGGGAAACGCATGGAACTATTGAGACGCTTTGAGTTGCCGGTCAAGGTGCTTATGGCCGGAGCATATGTTGCGGTGATGGCCTACGCAGGCCGCCTGCTTCTGCAGTGACGAAACAGTTCGGCGCTGATGGCCACCAGGTTCGTAGGCAGTCGGTCATGGGCGTGGCGCATGGAATGTTCGCCTATGCACGATGCGTCGGCGCGATCCCGTCGGGTAGAAGGCCCGCTCGGTCCAGGTGCCACAGCGCGTACTGCCAGACGTAGATCCCATCCACAGCCCGGCAGTGCTCGGTCACGGTTCGTACGCGCTCGCCGAACCACCCGTAATCGAAGTCGTAAGCTTCCAACGTGCCGCCAGCCGGAAGCTCCCGGCACAGCTGGTCAATCAACGCGGTAGCGGTCGCGCGGTCCATCACCCACCCCACGCTGGCACCTACTGCCGGTCTCGCGCGGCCCGAAGCGAATCTAGCGTCTCTGTCCAGGCGCCGAGCTCGTCCAAGTAGGCCTGTCTGTAGCTGACGCCCTCGCCCTGCGTGCGGCCTGCGCGCTCATCGGCGAACCTTCGCGCGTGCCATCGCCACCGCACCGTTTCGAGATCCTGATGGGACTGGATAAGGGTGGTGGCCACCCACGTCAGGGCGTCACACCGAGCGCTCAACTGGTCGATGATCTGGGAATCTGCAAGTTCACGCATCGCCGGCTCCAGGGCGCGAGGCCCGGGGATGGATACGGTGCCCTAGCCTACGCCGCCAGCTGGTGCTCGTAAAAGGGGTGCCGCTTGTCGTCCAAGATCGCGTACAGGGCAGCCAGGTTTTCGGGGTCCGGATTCAGCCAAGCGTCGATGTGCTCGGGCTTGATGTTGATGATTGTCCGGTCGTGGCCAGCGGCCGCGACCTCGGGCTCGGGTTCGTCCGTGATCGCCGCGAAGCTCAGCAGGTCCGGCTCCTGTCCCGTCGGATCCGACCACGCCGACCACAGGCAGGCCACCAGCATGGGCTCGCGGTCGCGCGGGGTGAACTGCAGCACCCGGTTCTTGCCGTCCGGACCCTCGACGTTCTCGAAGAAAGTGTCCACCACCAGGATGCCGTGTCGGCGGCCGAAGGCCTCGCGCCAGTAGCTTTCCAAGCTGTCACGCCTAGCGTTGTAGGTTCCGGGGTACTTGGTGTCGTAGAAGGCCGGCTTGCCCTCGAGGCGGCACTGGTAGCGCATTGGCTTGATGACGCGCCGCCTGCCCTCGCGGACGATCACTGGGGCGTACATGCCCGGGAAGATCCGGCTGTCCCGATCCAGCAGATCGTCGCGCCGAAGGTCGGCCAGCTTCTGGCCCGCTCGCTCGATCTTGTTGGTGGCCACCCGCACGTCGTTCTCGGCCTTCTTGGTGACCTTGACCTGCAGGGCGCGTTGGGCCGAGTTCAACCTCGTCTTCTGAGCGAAGAGCTCCCGCTCCAGCGCAATGACTTCCTCACCTCGCCAGCCGACGATATCCCGCCAGATCGCATGCTCAGCGGTGTTGCGCCACTCGGAGAAGGCATCGTCCATGGCCTTTGGGGTCTTCGGCCGCGCCTTGCCGGGATCGTGGAAATAGAGCTTCGCGAAGTCATCCAGCGACATGACGGCGCCGTAGTTGCGCACCATCTTGCGGTAGTCGGCCATCACCTGGGCGGAATAGCACACGGACTCAGCCCTCTCCTGTCGCGGGCGACACCAGTCCACGGCGCTCGAGTATGGCCAGCGCCTGGTCCTCAACCCAGTAGCAATCGCCAGGGCCGGCCTCATCGGCAATGGCGTCGGCCATGCCGGCGAAGGCCACGAAGAAGTGATCGCCCTCGCCGGCCAACAGGCCGTCAATGGCCGCGTCGAGGTGATCGAGGTGCGTCTGAAGGGCATCGCGGCTCAGTGCCATGGCGGGCTCCGGTGGTAGCGAGTGGCTGGTGGCAGAGCACTTTACGCCGGCGCTATCTCAATTTTTCAGATGACCACCGGAAACAGGTAATTTAGGTAACCTGTTCAGAATTTGACGGTTTTGTTCTTTCTTTTCAATGACCTATAAACATTTGTAAAAGGTAATTCCGGGGTAATGTTGGGGTAACGGGATTACCTTTCGAGGAGGTAATCTGCAGCTGAAAAAAAGTCCTTTGAAATCAATGACATTACCTTTCCGAGATCGCCCGATTACCTCAAATTACCTCGGGAGGTAACCTCCATTTCTCCAACACCATCAAGGACTTAGACACCGCCCCAAGGGGTCGATTACCTGGTTACCTGTCTCCGATGGTCATCTCGAAATTCTCGCGCCGGGGGCTCAGGCACATCTGGGGCCCGGGCAGCCTTCCAGCGGGCCCCTGGCCGCAGGGAAGCGCAGGGCGCGGCGCTGCCGCTGGGGAGCGCGAAGCGCCAACAGCGGCACGCCTTGGCCGGGGACTGAGGGGGTGCGGAAAAAAGGGTGCACAAAGACCGCAGGCGTGGCGGGGCGACGACTGCGCACGCCGGGGGATGAAACCCTCGCTGCCGACCCCGGCGGGCCGGCACCCCGCGCGACGCGCCTCCCGCCGCCTCCGCGCCACGCAGTGGCCCGGCGAGGGCAAGAGCCACCCGTCGCGGGGCACACGCCGAGCGCGTCAGAGGAGCGCGGCCAGGGCCGATTGCGGCGGCAATAGCCGTTTGCCCGGGCATCGGGAACGGGAACGGGAACGGGAATGCAACCACGCTCGCCCGGCGGCTGGCGGTGCCCTGTTGATCCAGCGCCGGCTCTGTGTTTAGAGTTGGGTGCGGCGGCCCTGCCCGTCGCCCACACGGATCTGTGACCAGGGGACAACATGAAGCGCAGCACTTTGCTTGCTGGGGCGGCGGCGGTGATCGTCGGGGCCATCGCCGGGTACCTGTATTGGAATTCGAAGAGCGGGCCGAGCAACACACCGCCCCAGGGCGGGCAACCTGCCTCCGCTGTCGCAAACGACCCTTCAGCCATCCACGCGGCCGCCCATAGCGGACCGACGCCGACGGCGGGCCGAACGTCTAGTGAAGCCCTTGAGTCGTTCCTGACGACGAAGGCCCGAGCCGAGGCTGGCGAGGCTGTAGCCCAGCGTGAGTTGGCTGAGATGTACGGCCGGTGCATGCCGGTGAACATCGACCCGCAGAAGTTCTTGGCAAGCATCGATGCGATGGCGGCAGTGTCGAAGTCGCCCGCCAACGCCGAGGGAATGAAGCGCGTTGGCAGGGCGACCGCCGTCGAATGCGCGGCAGTAGACAACGGCGCGATCATCCCGCTTGAGGCTCGCAACCTATGGCTGGATCACGCAGCAAAGCAAGGCGACCTTGCGGCGCAGGCCCAACTCTTCATGGGCACCGGTAAGCGACCGCAGGGCGATGACCTGCGAAAGTTCATGGACCAGGTCGTGGCCAGCGGTGACCCGGCCGCCCTCTTCGAGATGGGCCAGCTTGTCTCCGGCAATTCGACGGGCGAAGGCGCAGGCAAGTATTCAAGCGTGGCAGGCGACACGCTCTCGGGATACGCGTGGAGTATCGCCGCGTGTCAGCGTGGCCTGAACTGCAACGCCGGTTCATCGATCATGAACTCGGTGTGTCTCAACACCAGTGGCTGCTCAAGCCCTGATTTCGAATCGTTCGTGCGGGAGTATCTCGTCAGTGCCGGCGATGCAGCCTTGCTCAATAGCAAGGTCCAGGAGGTGAGTTCCCTTTTGCCCAACCCAACTAGGTGACAATCCATGGAGAGGAAGTTGTTTTCCAGGCGTACGGTCTTCTTGATCCTTGCGCTGTTGGCGTTCGCTGCAATTGCAAAGACCATCAACATCAACGCTGCGGCATACCCATACAACACTGTACCTGCTGCCCAAGGCATCAGCGTCGGTGACGACAGTGTGCTGCGCCTTGCAGCACTGACGGCACTAACAGGTATGTACCGCTCCATCATGGGCGTTTCGTCTGTCAGCGTCGGAGACGTGATCTCCGTGACGTATGACGATGGCAGCAAAGAAAAGGGCGACGTCGTCTGTATGGCGGGCTCTGTCTGCGTCGTTCCGATCCCTGGCACTCAGCAGGGAGCCGGCGATGGCGGCGGAAGCGCTGGCGGCGGTGGTGGCGGAAGCGAGGGAGGCGGCGGCGGTGGTAGCGGCAACGGCGGTGGTGGCTCAGGTGGGAACTTAGGCGAATGCCCTGGCCCCGCTTGCACCGTGTCAGTGGGCTGAGTCCGTACGGTCAGGAAGGCCGCCCGAGAGGGCGGCCTTGCTTCAAGTGAGGTAGCGTGCCAAGCGCTAGGTTCGAGCATAAACTTTGCCTTTCGCGCAGGCGCCCCACTTCACTAAGTGACCACCCACACCAGTTGCTACCCTCGCGGGGTGCGCTAGCATCAGCTAAGTGCGAGCGAACGTGAGTCAGTTCGCTGCAACGAGATAATACAACACCGACTTTCGCCGCCTATGGCCGGCACTTTGCAAGTTCCAAGCCTCGGGACCAAGTGAGGAAGATGCAGTGGCCTACCTACCACGACTGATGCCCTATGTGCGCTCCGGGACGACGGAGGGCGATCTCAACTACCTCAAAGACGTGTTCGTAACGCCCGTCCAGCTTGCGGATGTATGTGGCATTGAGCCGGGCAGCATGAGGGTTCTGATCGGCAACAAAGGCGCGGGCAAATCGGCCTTGGCCGAATGGCTTAAGAAAAGCGCGATCGATGCAAAAGTTCCCTGTGTCCTGCTGAGACCTGATCAGCTTGTCGACACTGGCGCACCGGGTGGAACAGACCTTGCAACGCTGAAAGGCTACTACTACGAGAAGTTGCTTCGCACGGTGGCGGCCGAGATCGGCACACAGATCAAGTCCTACCTTCCCCTCGTAGGAGCTCAGGCCACACTCTACAACGAGGCCATGGCGCAAGGAGCCACCCGGGGAGACATCCTCTCAAAGACGCTCCCGCTCATTGCAGCCATCGCGCAACCGGCAACTGAAATCGATGGCGCCTCGCTGGTCAAGCAACTAAGGGGCAATAATTCTGACGCGGATCTGCAGAAGGCCATCAACGACCACCTCCTGAATAAGACCGAGCGATTGTTCCTCCTCATGATCGATGACACGGACCAGCTCGCGTCACCTGAAGATAAGGTGCAGCTCAACAAGATCTGGGGGCTGATCTTAGCTGTGCGCCGGCTCGCAATGGAATGCAACAGCGTGAGACCAATCCTCACTCTTCGCTCTAGCGTCTGGGCCAGATTGAGTCATGAGAATGCCGGGCAACGTGATCAGGTAGACCACATTCGTCCTCTGTGTATTCACCTTCAATCCAGCGACCCAGTGATAGTCGAGATCGTCGAGAAGCGCATGCATAAAGCGAATGCAACGGATCGCATAAGGCCACAGACCCCATACGGACCATACTTCAACGGGAAGGACGTGCTGCTGCCAGAGAGCACGCAGCGGCGATCATGGTCGGACTTTATATCAAAGTCAGCGCGTGAACGCCCACGCGATGCCCTTCAATTGATCAAGAGCATGATCGAAGTCGCGCTCGCGCACGATCACATAAAAATTGGTGATGAGGATGCCACCAAGGCGATGAGGGTTTACTCGTCAGAGAGAGTTGACGATGTAGTTAACGAGTACGCAATGGACTGCCCGAACATCCGCGAGGTTATTGAATCCTTTCATTCAGCCGATTTTGAAATGGACTTCGAGCAACTCCGGGACCACCTAGGTCGAACACTTGGCATAGCTTCGACCCAACTTCGAGGTCGCCAAATCCAAAATAAAGATGAGGATTTGATCCTGCTGTTAGCGATGCTGTATGAGGTGGGCTTCATGAACGCGCGAATTCCAGATGTTACGAAGCCCAAGGGATTCGATCACAAGAACTTCTCGGATGACCCCAAGTTCGTTCGCTACGCAAACTGGAACAATTTGCAGGCAGCTCACTGGGAAATTCACCCTGCATTCCGGAGTCATCTCATCAACGTTAGATTAGCTAAAGAGCGACGCCGGTGAGTGGAGATGCGGCCTGCCCGAGCCGCACTCCACCGCGCCCTTACTGTCATCTTTCAGTGAGTCGCGCGCTTGCGATATCGAAATAGTTAGCGCCGATTTCCACCCCCGTGTAGGCGTACCCTTCCAAGGCTGCTGCGACCAGGGTGGTACCACTGCCGGCAAACGGATCGAGAATCCGGCCACCCGTTTCACAGATACACACCAGCTGACGCATCAGCGCGGTGGGCTTGCCGGTGAGGTGGTGCTTGTCGGTCTTGCGGACCGGCTCGCGGATCACCCCCGGCAGCACTGGCGCACGACGCTTTAGCGGCATATGGCCCTTGCTGCCCCACACGATGTACTCGGCCTGGTTGCGGAATCTACCCAGCTGCGGCCGCACGCCCTCGGTCTTGTCCCACACCGTGATGCCGCGCCAGGTGAACCCGGCCAGCTGCAGCGCGTCCGTGGTCAACGGCAACTGCCGCCAGTCGGTGAACAGCAGTACCGGCGCGCCATCCTTCAGCAACCGCGCGCACTCGGTCAGCCACAGGTGCATCCAGCGCAGGTGGGCGCGCTGGTCGCGCTCATCGCCCACAAAGTCGGCGTAGCCGCCGTCCCGACAGTATTTCTTTGAGGGCGCCTGGGCGCGGGCGGCCGCAGTGACGCCGCCGCTGGCGTACGGCGGATCAGTGATTAGCGCGTCGAATGACTCCGCGTCGAGCGTGGGCAGAATCTTCAGGGCGTCGCCCTGCAACAGCTGGTTGGTCATGGTGAGAGCCTTCATGGTCGAATCGCTCGCGGCGATCTGAGGTGAGGCTCTCGGCCTTCAGGTGATTGAGCGTGCCGCAGCGCGGACACTTGATCTGGAGCTGGTCGAATGCGCCCGCTTTGCACAGCAGCCGGGCGCACTCGCCACATCGCAGGTTCTTCAGCATCGTGGTCTTGCCGTGGTTGAAAAGGTTCATGCCGCCGGTGCCGGCGGCTGATAGGGGTTGAATGCGATCACCTGCTCGCCGATCCAGTCATTGACCTTGAGCATGCGGGCCTGCAGCGGTTCGAGCTCGTTGGCCGCCCACACCGCGGCAGCGTCGCGCACGTTGCCGAAGCCGCCCGCGTTCTGCGGCACGATGCCCATCAGCTGCGGCGGCACTCGCAGCGCAGCCATCATGTCGTCGCGGGTGATGCCCTTGATGCCGGTGAACTCGTCCTTGGCTGCCACCTCGCTGACCGGGATCAGCTTGATGCCGTCCTTATTGCCGCCGGGAGCGTGAATGAACAGATTGCGGAAATTGCCCGGCCCCTTCGCCTGCTTGAGCGCCTGGCGGACATTGTCCACGTCGCGCGGATCTTGGCCGGCGTCGGTCAGGTACAGGATGAAGCCGGCATGCGAGCCGTTGTTGTAATACTTGCGGCGGAACAGCGTCGCCGACTCATTGAGCAGCGCGGATTGCGTGGCGCTCAGCCACTCCGGAAGCCCGTAGATCTCCTGATCGATGTCGGCCTCGCGCAACTGGAACACGCTGCCCGGCTCGAAGGCGTGCTCCTGGCCCCACGTCTGCACCTGGAAGAATTCGCCCTCGACCACGCCGCGCCGCACGTACTTGGCCAGTGGCGCGCGCAGCGCCAGCGTACCGCCCAGGCGCGAGCGGCGGCGCTCCAGGTAGGCCGTGCCGAACGTCAGCCAGTCCAAGGCCAGCTGCTCGAATGCCTCGCGCGAGAGCAGCGGATGCGGCTTGAATGTGCGCGCCAGCATGTTGCGCTTGAAGACCAAGCCAGAGGCGAGGAACGGGTTCGAGCGCGTCGTGCGCGCCAGGCCCTCCAGCGACACCGGCGGCTCATACCAGCGCCCGTTGTGCCAGCACTGCAGGTAGTCGTAGATGCCGCGCTGGTCCAGGACCGGCGTCGGCTCGCCGAACGTGAAGGCCTCGATGCCCGCCGGCGGAGTGGCCGCGTCCTGCGCCGGGGTGTCGGGGTTCGTCATCAGAAGATCTCCATCGAGCCGGTGACCGCTGCACGGCCCTCCAGCGGTTCGTTCTGCAGGGCATGGAACAGCGCCCACGCCAGGTCGCCGTGGCCGGTCTCCTCGGTGCGCCCTGCGGTGTAGGTGGAATGCCGGCCGCTGGCCGTCATCGTCTTGCGGATCGACATGAGCGACTGCGCCAGGTCCGTCCAGCCGGCGTCGAACTCCAGCCGGCTGTTGTGGATCACATCGAAGGCCTTCAGCACCAAGCGCGTCTTGACCTCGGGTGAGTAGCTGAAGGTGGTGAGGTTGGGGAAGAACTGCTTGACCAGCTGCGCCACGCCCGTACCCATGCCAGTGGTGTCGATGCCGATGTAGGTCACCCAGTAGCGCTGGGTGATCTTGCGGATGAACTCGGCCTGCGCGGCGAAGTCCATGCCCCGGAACTGGTGGCGCTCCAGCACGCGGAAGTTGCCGCCCTCCTTCAGCGGCGGTGCCACCACGACTAGGCCGGCCGTGTCGCCGCTCTCGGCCGGATCGTAGCCGATCCACACCGCGCGGTCGCCATAGGGCCGCTGGGCGAAGGGCTTGTAGTCCCCGCCCCACTCCACCCAGCTGTCCACCATGCACGGCTGCAGCATCGCCAGCGGGAAGACGCTGGCGCCATCGTCCACGAACTCGCACATCAGCAGGTTCGCGAAGGCCTCGGCACTGTATTCCTCGCGCAACTCAGCCACGTCGAACAGGTCACAGCCCCGGCGCGCCGCGTCCATGATCGTGACGATCTGGCGCCACACGCGGTCCTCGCAGGCGCGGCCATTAATCAGCGCGTCGTGGCTGACGTCGATCTTGATGCGCTCACTGGCCGGCCGGCCCCGGTTGCGACGCTCGCCAGTCCAGAACGGATAGGCCTCGTGGCCCATGCTCGAGGGCGTGCTGAAGTAGGCCTTGCGGTACTTCTTCTGCATCGCCATGCCGCTGGCGACCTTGTTCAGCTCGTTGAAGCCGTACGTCCAGAAGAATTCGTCGAAGTAGAAGTTGCCGTGGTAGCCCTGCGCGGTGCGCGCATTGGTGCCCAGGAAGAACAGCTCGGCGCCGTTGGCCAGCACGATGTTGTCGCCGCCGGCCAGTTTCTCGTCCAGCACCTCGCGCACGAAGGCCTGCATATAGCCCCGGAAGATGTGCGCCTGCGCTTTGGAGGCCGACAGGAAGATCTGATTGCGCCCGGTGGTGAGCGCATCGATCAACGCCTCGCGGGCGAAGTAGAACGTTGCGCCGATCTGGCGCGACTTCAGGATGGCGCGGGTGCGCTGCCCCCCTGCCCGGTACCAGTCGCGCTGGTAGTCAAAGCAGCCTTCTTTGAAGGCGTCGATGAGCTTCTCGACCTGCTCTTCGGTGAAGTCGTTGCGCCTTTGCGCCTTGCGCGGCCCCGCGTTGCGGTTGGCCACGTTGGGGTTGAGGTCGGCCTCGTTGCCGCCGCCTTGGTAACGCTGGATGCGGGCCTGCCGCTCCAGCTGCCGGTGCAACAGGTCGATTTCCTTGAAGTCGCCGCCGGTCTTCTCCGGCTTCATGATGAGGATCGTCAGTCGCGCCTCCAGCGCGCCGCCGATCCGTTCGATGTTGTCAGCGCGATCCCACTCGTCACGCGCCTTCCAACTGTGTATGGTCTTTTCCTTCTCGCCGGTCGCCTCGGCGATCTCGCACACGCGCCAGCCCATCCAGTACAGGAACTTCGCCTGGCGGCGCGGGTCGAGGGGCAGCTTTTCGGCAACGGCGGTCATCGTGACTAGGCTGACCGCGCGCCCCTCATCTCAGTAGTTCACACACACGTACCCGCCTGACTTACAAGGCGACTTCGTTGCTGCGCCTTTCGCGCGACTCGACCATGGATCCATCACCTCAACAACGCGCCAAACGCGGGGGATCCATGAAGAAGAAGTTCAAGTCCAGCTGGTTCCGCGTAGCCGTCGAGGGCGCCACCACGGATGGGCGCGCCATCGAGCGTCAGCAGATCCAGGACATGGCCGCCACCTACGATCCGAACACCTACGGTGCGCGCGTGTGGATGGAGCACCTGCGCAGCATGCTGCCGGACTCGCCTTTCCGCGCTTATGGCGATGTCACCGCGCTGAAGGCCGAAGAGGTCACCGTCGCCGGCGAGAAGAAGCTGGCGCTGTTCGCCCAGATCGCCCCGACCAATGACCTGGTCAAGATCGTCAACGATCTCAAGCAGAAGATCTTCACCAGCATCGAGATCACCCCGAAGTTCGCCGACTCCGGCCGCGCCTACCTCACCGGCCTGGGCGTCACCGACTCGCCGGCCAGCCTGGGCACCTCGATGCTCGCCTTCGCCGCGCAGAACCCGGAAGCGAACCCGCTGGCCGAGCGCAAGCAGCACAAGGACAACCTGTTCACCGTCGCCGCCGAAACCGAGCTGCAGTTCTCCGAGGAGGAGGAAGCGGCCGCGACCAGCCTGCTCTCGCGCGTTCGGAAGCTGTTGGGCACCGAGCAGGCGCCCAAGCCCGAACCGACCGAGACGGCCAACTTCGGACAGCTCGGCGAGATCGTCACCGAACTGGCGCAGGGCCAGGTCGACCAGGCCACGAAGTTCGCGGCCATCGAGCAGGCGCAGACCACCGCCGACGCCGCCTTGGCCAAGCTGACCGAGGAGTTCAACGCCCTGCGCACCCAGCTCTCGCAGCAGGCCGACCCGAGCCAGCCGGCACGTCCGCCCGTCACCGGCGTTGACGCCGGCGTCCTCACCGACTGCTGACCGGTCCCCGCCGGTCCTCACCCACACGCCCGTTCCCTCTCTACCCCGGAGCACCCATGCGTAACGACACCCGCCTGCACTTCAACAAGCTCATGGAGCAGATCGCCAAGCTCAACGGCGTGGACTCCGCCGCCGTCTCCTTCTCGGTCGATCCGACCACCCAGCAGAAGCTGGAAGCCCGCATGCAGGAGTCCAGCGACTTCCTGGGCAAGATCAACCTGATCGGCGTGGACGAACTGACGGGCGAGAAGGTGGGCGTGGGTGTGTCCACTACCATTGCCGGCCGCACCGACACCACCGGCGATGCCGAACGCGTGCCGCGCGATGTGGCATCCCTGGACAGCAACACCTACACCTGCGCCAAGACGGACTTCGACACCGCCATTCGCTACGCGCAGCTCGACGCCTGGGCGAAGTTCCCCAACTTCCAGACGCTCGTGCGTGACGCCATCGTCCAGCGTCAGGCGCTGGACCGGATCATGATCGGCTTCAACGGCACCAGCGTGGCCGCCACCACCAACCGCACCACCAACCCGCTGCTGCAGGACGTCAACAAGGGCTGGCTGCAGCAGTACCGGGCCAACGCCCCGCAGCGCGTTCTGGCGGCCGGCAAGACGGCGGGCAAGGTGGTGATCGGCGCAGGCGGCGATGCGGACTACAACAACCTCGATGCGCTGGTGTACGACGTGGTGAGCAACCTGCTCGATCCGTGGCACCGCCGCGATCCGGGTCTGGTGGTGATCCTCGGTCGCGACCTGATGCACGACAAGTATTTCCCGATGGTCAACAAGGATCAGCCGGCCACCGAGAAGCTGGCCACCGACCTGATCCTGAGCCAGAAGCGCGTGGGCGGCCTGCAGGCGGCCGAGGTGCCCTACGTGCCGGACGGCGCGCTGCTGGTGACCTCGCTGGCCAACCTGTCGCTGTACTACCAGCTGGGCGGTCGCCGGCGCTACATCAAGGAGCGGCCGGAGAAGAACCGCATCGAAAACTTCGAGTCGTCCAACGACGCTTACGTGGTCGAGGACTACGGCTTGGGCTGCGTGGTCGAGAACATCGAGTTCGAAGCCTGATCGCTATGGCCGACTCTCCCGCCAAGCGCCACCATAGCCGCGTCCTCGCGGCTCTGCAGGCCGAGAAGCGCGCCCCCGGCCAACCCATGGCCGGGGCCACTCTTTACGAAGTACAGATGGCCGAGCTGCATAGCGATCGGCTGCGCCTGAAGCAGGTGCAGAGCGAGGAAGGCAAAGCCGAACTGAAGCGCCAGCTGCTGCCCAAGTACGACCCGTATCTGGACGGCGTGCTGCAGGCTGGTGGCGGCGCCCAGGACGAGATCGTGACCAACGCGATGGTCTGGCACATCGACGCCGGCAGCTACGCGCGCGGTCTGCAGCTGGCCGGCTACGTGCTGCGCCATGGTCTCAAGCTGCCCGACCGCTTCCAGCGCACCACCGGTTGCCTGGTGGCCGAAGAGATCGCCGAGGCGGCGTTCAAGGTCCAGCGCGCTGGCGAGCTGTTCGACCTGGGCGTGGTCGCCCAAGCCATCGAGCTGACCGCCGAGCAGGACATGCCCGATGAGGTACGCGCCAAGCTGCAGCTGGTACAGGGCCGCGGGCTGATGGCCACCATCGGCGATGAGCCGGTACCGAAAGACCAGCAGGCCGTCGCCACGGCGGTGGCCAGCCTGCGCCGCGCCATCGAACTGCACAGCGCGTGCGGTGGCAAGAAGGATCTGGAGCGCGCCGAGCGCGTCCTGAAGAAGTTCGGCGCCGAGCCGGCGGGCAGCATGCCCACCAGCGAAGGCGCGTAACCGAGCGTCCCCGCGACCCGGCCGGCTCGGGGCGGATCCACAGCGTCTCTCTCCCGCTGTGGTGAAGCCCCGACCACCGGCCTTTTTCTCCGAGGCCCCATGAGCGGTTTCATCGCCAACGCCAGTCCCACCAACCCGGCCACGCTCGGCAACGCGCTGTTCTGGCCGGAGGTCGATCTCGACACGGTCCGCAAGCGCATGCGCCTGGACGGCAGCGTCACCGATGACCGGCTGCGCGAGGCCACCTTGGCGGCCATGTGGTTCGTCAACGATGCGCTGGCCACGTGGCGTGCGGGCCAGCAGGACGCTGGCTACGACTCGCTCGACGAAGTGCCCGGCCCGTCGATGGGTGGCGTGCCGCGCGGGGTGGCGCTGTACATGCGGGCGATCTGCTGCGCGGTGGGCGCCGAGCTGGCCGAGCGCTACCGCTCCTACGACGCCACCGACGGCGCCAACCAGCGCGCCGATGACCTCACCCCGTCGATCACCGAGCTGCGCCGCGACGTGTCGTGGGCGTTGAGCGATCTGCAGGGCCGGCCGCGTACCACGGTGGAGCTGATCTGATGCGCGTCATCGCCCAGCAGGGCGACACGGTGGACGTGCTGTGTTGGCGCCACCTGGGCAGCACGGCCGGCTTGGTCGAACGCACCCTTGAACTCAACCCGGGCCTGGCTCAGCTGGGCCTGATCTTGCCGCACGGCACGGCTGTTGACCTGCCCGAAGTGTCCACCACCACCAATGCGGCGGCCGTGACCACCGTGCAGCTATGGGACTGACCTGATGACCGAACCCACCTCCGTATCGAGCGGCTTTGTGATCGCCACAGGCGTGGGCATTGCTTCGATTATTCCCGGCATCGACGGCGACGCGCTAATCGGTGCCTTCGCCGGCGCCACGCTGTTCGTGGTCACCGCCACCAAGCTGCCGCTGTGGCAGCGCGTGGTGTACCTGGCCATCAGCGTGGTGGCCGGTTACCAAGGCGCGCCGGAGATCATCAGCCGGGGCCTGCTGCAGTCCTCGGGCGTGGCCGCGTTCCTGTGCTCGGCCTGCGCCATCACCCTCACGCTCGGCCTGATCGAGCGCGCCAAGTCCATCCACCTTTCCTTGCTCTTCCGCCGTGGAGGCCCGCCCAGTGCATAGCCTGGTCACCGTCCTGACGCTGGTGGCCTCCGTGGCCATCTGCGTGCGCCTGCTCACCTACCACCGCCCCGATGACGCGCGACACCGACGCTGCGCCAGCTGGTGCGCGTGGCTGCTGATCGCCAGCACCGGCGGCCAGGCGCTGCACATCCTGCTCGCCGGCGCGGCCGCCCAGGTCAACGCCTGGCACCTGGGCACGCTGCTGGTGCTGCTGTTCCTGACCTTCCGCGCTCGCGGCAACGTCGCCCACCTGATGAGGTTCCACTGATGCTGTTTACCGCCGAAGAACTCGCCCGGATCATGCGCTGCCCATCGGCGCGCGCCGCCCGCTGGCATCCGCACCTGCTCAAGGCCGCTGGCCGCTTCGGGATCTCCACCAAGCGTCGCGCCGCGCACTGGCTGGCGCAGGTCGGCCACGAGAGCCTGAGCCTGTCGCGCGTGGAGGAGAACCTCAGCTACAGCCGCGAGCGGCTGCTGGAGGTCTTCGGCAACGAGGTCTCGCCCGCCCAGGCCGGCGCCCTGGTCCACAACCCGGTCGCCCTGGGCAACCACGTCTATGCCCGCCAGAACGGCAACGGTGATGCGGCCAGCGGTGACGGCTACCTGTATCGCGGACGTGGCCCGATGCAGCACACCGGCCGCAAAAACTACCGCGTCATGGGCGTGCTGATCGGCCTGCCGCTGGAGGAACAGCCCGCGCTGCTGATCGAGCTGGAAGCCGGCGCGCTGGCGGCGGCCGCGTTCTGGAACGAGGCCGGCTGCAACCAGCTGGCCGACACCGGCGACGTGCTGGCCATCGGTCGCAAGATCAACCTGGGCACGCTGAAGACCACGCGCTTGCCCAATGGCCACGCAGACCGCGTGGCGCGCACTAAGCTGGCCCGCGAAGTGCTGGAGGTGCGCTGATGCCCTACGCGCGCGTGATCGCCTTGATTGCCGTCCTGGTGCTGCTGGCGGCCATCGGCTACGGCGCGATGTGGCAGGAGCACCGGGTCACCACTGCCCAGCAGGAGCGCGATGACGCGCGCTCCCAGCGCGACGCAGCACTGGCCACATCCGCCAGCGTGAAGGTCACCACGCAGGTGGTGACGCAGTACGTCGATCGCGTGCAGGTCGTGCGCGAAGTCGGCGCCACCATCACCAAGGAGGTCCCCGTCTATGTCACCGCGAAGGCTGACGCTGCTTGCCCTGTCCCTGTCGGCTTTGTGCGCGTGCACGACGCAGCCGCCCAAGGCCTTGTACCCGATCCGGCCGCCGGAGATCCTGATGCGCCCGCCGCCGGACTTGCGCTCTCTGCCGTCGCCGACACCGTCGCCGACAATTACACCACCTGCCACGAGACCGCCGAGCGGCTGATTGCCCTGCAGGCGTGGGTCGATGGGCACTCGCCCCCGGAGCCGGCGCCGTGAGGAAGCCGGCCGACCTGCGCGCGCACCTGATCGCGGCGCTGCCCGAGCTGAAGCGTGACGCCGAGCGGCTGCTGCTGTTCGTCGATGGCGGCGCCCTGGTCTCCACCGCTGCGCCGGGGCGCGCGTTCGAGTACCGCTACACCCTCAACGTGATCGCCACCGACGTGGCCAGCGATCCCGACCTGCTCATGGCCGCGCTGGTGGCGTGGTTGCACCTCAACGAGCCTGCGCTGGAAGCCAACCCGGCCTACCGCGAGCAGGTGCGCTTTGAGGTTGACGTGCTGGCCAACGATAAGTTCGACGTCTCCATCAAGGTGCCGCTCACCGAGCGCGTGCTGGTCACGAGCAACCCGGATGGCACGCTGTCGGCCACCAACCCGCCCGAACCGGATCTCGCCTACGAATGGATGCCGATCTGAAGGCGCTGGAGCAGTGGGTCGCCCCGCTGCTGCGCAAGCTTGCGCCGACCGAGCGCCGCCGGCTGGCCCGCATGGTCGGCCAAGCACTGCGGCGCTCGCAGAGTCAGCGCATCACCCAGCAGCGCGCCCCCGATGGGACGACCTATCCCGCCCGCAAGACCCAGCTGCGCGACAAGGCCGGACGCATCAAGCGCCAGAAGATGTTCGCCAAGCTGCGCCAGGCCAAGTACCTGAAGGTGATGGCCACCGACTCGGCCGTGGCGGTGGGCTTCACCGGGCGCGTGGCACGCATCGCGCGCGTGCATCAGGACGGCCGCGTGGACGCGGTGCGCCCTGGTGGCCCACGGGTGCGCTACGAACAGCGCGTCCTCCTCGGCTTCACGGGTGCGGAACGCGAGCTGATGCGCGAGTTGCTACTAGAACACCTGACCCGCTGACGCTTGCAACGAGATATCGGCCACGCGGCGAGGCTCGGCACGGTTGAAGGGGCTCAAAGATCCGCTTCGGACCCATAGCGTTCAATGTTTGATCCGGAGACCCTGATCAGGATACGCAACGGGCCCCAAGCCGCTGGTCGCCCTACCGCCTTGCCACTTTCGGGCGCCTTGTTGCGCCTCTCTATGCGGAGGTCATAGGCAGCCCCTCGCTCGGCTTCCGAGAATCCATGTGTCCGCTGGCTGAAGATGATTAAATTCCGGCTCGGTAGGCTAGGACAGCGGGCATGGGCAAGAAGATGGCGCAGGGGCATTGCAGGCTGACGGGGCAGTACGGTCGATTCGTTGTCTCACACATCATTCCCAAGGCATTGACCCGACCCTCCGTACCTGGACGCTCCTTCATCCAGGCCGGCAACGGAGATCGACCAACGCGTCGCTTCGACAGTTGGTATGACACGGAGCTGGTCACGCGAGTTGGCGAGGATCTCCTGGCCGACTTGGACAGTGCCGGCATCGAACTGCTGCGCAGACACCAGCTTGTCTGGAGTGGAAGAGGTGCGGACGAAGAGTTGCGAGGTGAGATCCTTTGGCCCGAAGGAGAAGGTGCTGGCATGCGCTTCCTGCCAGAGTCGCTTGACGAGCGGGTTCTGAGGCAGTTTCTCCTGAGCATTCTTTGGCGAGCGGCCCAGTCAGGCCGACCCGAATTTGCAGAAATCTCCCTACCCGTCGAGCATCTGGAAAAGCTGCGTCAGATGGTCCTGACTGGATCGACGATGCCTTATGACTGGTATCCGGTCATCCTTACGCAGTTGATGGACAGGGGGCCTAATCACAACCTTGCGCCGAAGGCAGTCACCATGCCAGTCCGCAACGAACTGGGCCAAGAGACAGGGAAATTGCGCGCCCTGCGCTTCTATTTCGATGGCCTGGTGGTCAACTTCATGTGTCCCGAGAGCATCGATCTTCCGGAAGATCAAGATGACGATCCAGCTAACAAACTGACGGAAAAATATCCAGTGCTGATCGTGAAGAACGATCAGTCTCTGCAGGTCATGATGTATGAGGCTGCCGTGAGGGAAGCCGAAGAGCAGTGGCCTGAGCTAATCGAAAAGCTGTCCAGTTCGAGCAAGGAGGATCAAATGCCTGGAGTTCCGAACTTCGCTGAGGGCGAAGGCCTAGTCATGATGCAGGATCTCATCCCCTCACTCCTGGAAGATGTTATGAAGGCCTATGAGCTTCTGGAGTCCGATCGTTCCTCGCAGTTCTTAAGACGAGCGCTCGCCCGGGCAATATTTGCCCACATCGAGGCACTCATTGAGGCAGTCAGGAACGAGCTGAGGTCCACTATTAGATCCGGGATCGGCATGACCGAACTGACACCCAAGGATGAAGAAACTCTCGGATTCTTGGGCATGGTGGGAACACCGACCAAGTTCCTTCCGGTGGAACAGGGACTCAAGCGGACCTTCAAGCTGGCGGCCAGAATCTGGGGGCTGGATTTCAGGTTGGAAACCGAGGGCGAATACTTCAGGGATTTTCTTGCGGCCAAGGATGCAAGAAACCGGTTGATGCACCCTCGCACGTTGCACGATGTCAAGGTGACTGATGAGGATATGGCCTGCTACACGATTGCCGGACAATGGGTGCATACGGAGACCCAGCGCCTTTTCAGGGCCAGGGGTGAGTGGCTTCTTTCGCAGATGTCACCCGAATCGCGGCAGGCTTTCCTGAAGGAGAAAGCAGGTGACGGCACAGAAGCCGAGAGTCCTGATTGAGCAGCTGTGAGCACTATGACGCCCGGCAATGAGATTGCGTTGAAGTGCGAATTGAGCGCACGGATGAGTGTGATCATTACTTGTTCAAGGCCTTGGGCCGTATTGACCATGCCTAACAACTCCTGCAAGCCGATGCCACTTCGCGGCGCGACTCAATATTGGCGTTAGACGTCCGCTTCTGGCCGCTAGCGGGCATACGGCTAGTGAGACGGGTCGGCCTGATGCTTCTTGACCCGAAGCTCAGAGGTCCTATCGCTGTAGGGGGGCTTCACACACCGCAACCAACTGTGCCGCTCGCCCGCGCGCGAAGACCCTAGGAGCTATCTCCTCACGGGCTGCGGCAATGGCTGCCTTTACTGCGGTTGACCTGTCCAAGCTGCAGGCGCCGGACCTCATCGATGAGTTCGACTTCGAGACGATCTTCGCCAGTGCGCTGGCGCAGTTCGTCGCGCTGATGCCCGAGTTCAGCGCCATGACCGAGTCCGATCCGGTCTACAAGCTGCTGCAGCTGTTCGCCGCGCGCGAGATGAATCTGCGTCAGCAGGTCAACGAGAAGGCCAAGCAGTGCATGCTCGCCTTCGCCACGGGCACCAACCTGGACCACCTCGGCGCGCTGTTCGGCGTGGCGCGCCTGACGTTGGATTCAGGCGATGCGGCCAATGCCATCGCGCCCACGCTCGAATCGGATGCTGACTTTCGCCGGCGCATCCAGCTGGCGCCGGAAGGCTTCAGCGTTGCAGGCCCGGAAGGCGCGTACATCTACCATGCCCTGAGCGCGGATCCGGCCGTGCTCGATGCCAGCGCCACCAGCCCTGCACCGGGCCAGGTCGTGGTCACCGTGCTCTCGCGCGAGGGCAATGGCACCGCCGCGGCGTCGCTGTTGACTGCCGTGACCGCCGTGCTGAAGGACGACGACGTGCGCCCGCTCACCGACGCCGTCACGGTGCAGAGCGCCCAGGTCGTCCAGTTCGCCATCGATGCGGACATCTACACATATGCCGGCCCGGACTCGGCGGTGGTGATGGCCGAGGCGCGCCGCCGCCTGGACGCCTACCTGGCCGAGTCTCACCGGCTGGGCCGCGACGTGCCCGAATCGGCCATCAAGGCGATGCTGTTCGCCGACGGCGTGCAGCGCGTGGTGTTGCGCTCCCCGGCCGCCGACGTCGTCGTGAGCCGCACGCAGGCGCCCTGGTGCACGGGTATCACCCTCAACCACGCCGGCGTCGATGAGTAACGCCCTGCCGCCCAATGCGACGGCGCTGGAGCAGGCGCTGGCGGCGGTGACGGCGCGACTGGAGGCCGTGCCAACGCCCCTGCCCACGCTGTGGGATGCCGCCACCTGTCCGGTCGAACAGATGCCGTGGATGGCCTGGGCACTGTCGCTGGACGACTGGCAGCCGGACTGGAGCGAGGCGGTCAAGCGCTCGCGCCTGCGCAACGCCATCGCCATCCAGCGTCGCAAGGGCACCGCCACCAGCGTGCGCCTGGTCGTGGGGTCCTTCGGCGGCTCGGTGGCCATCCGCGAATGGTGGCAGCAGTCCCCGCCCGGAGATCCGCACACCTTCGCGCTCTCGCTGACCCTCACCGGCGCCGATGGCCAGGCCGCCAGCGCTCGCTTTGTCGAGCAGGTCATCGCCGAGGTCGAGCGCGTCAAGCCCGTCCGCTCCCACTTCACCTTCACCCAAGGCTTCCAGGCAGAGGCCCGTGTGGGCGTGGCCGCGTTCGCGCGGCCGGCACTCTATCGGCACCTGCAGCTGGCCGCCTCCTGACACTCGGATCCGCACATGGCAGGACTTACCCTCAAGGTCACCACCGCCGGCCGCGCCGCCCTGGTCAATGCGGCCAACACCGGCACCAACGCCGTGTTGGTCAGCGCCGTGGGCATCAGCCAGCAGCCCTTCACCATTAGCGCCGGGCTGACCGCCCTCCCCAGCGAGGTCAAGCGGATCTCCACCATCGGCGGCGGCGTCACCGCGCCCGACACGATCCACGTCTCGGTGCGCGATGAATCGGCCGATGCCTACGACTGCTACGGCTTTGGCCTGTACCTGTCCGATGGCACGTTGTTCGCGGTCTACAGCCAGGCCACGCTGCTGTTGGGCAAGTCGGCGGCCTCGATGATGCTGCTGGCGCTGGATGCGATCTTCGCTGACATCAACGCCACGCAACTGACCTTCGGGGCGACCAACTTCACCGTGCCGGCCGCAACCACCGAAGTGCAGGGTGTGGTGGAGCTGGCCGACGACGTCGAAGCGGACGCCGGCGCCGACACCCGCCGCGTGCTGACGCCGGCACTGCTGACGCGCGTGCTCAATGCTCGCCTGGGCGCAGCTGCGCCCACGACGTTCACCAAGAACCTGCTGTCGCTGGCCACCGCCGCGCTGTTTCGCACCGCGCTGGAGATCAAGAGCGCCGCGCTCAAGGACGCCGGGCCCGGCAATGGACTGGATGCTGACACCGTGGACGGCAAGCACGCGGCCGACTTCGCCGCCGTCGATCACACCCACCCGGTGCAGAACACCGGCGTGACGCCCGGCAGCTATGGCGGCGCCGGCAAGATCGCCACCTTCACCGTGGATGCCCAGGGCCGCATCACGGCAGCGGCTGACGTCGCCCTGTCGGTGGCCACCGTCACCGGCGTGCTGCCCATTGCCAACGGCGGTACCGGCGCCACGACGGCGGCCAACGCACGCAACAACCTGGGCCTGGGCACCGCCGCGCTGGCCAACACCGGCAACAGCGGCAACGCGGTGCCGCTGCTCAACGTCGCCAACACCTGGTCGGGCAATCAGATCTTCAACGGCGCCTTCTGCGCGGTGGCCAAGCCGGGCGATGCGACCACCCTGCTGCGCCTGGAGTGGGATGCCACGCTGGGCCCGCGCTTCCGACTGGCCGGCGACGGTGCCAGCGCGGAGTTCGCGATCTACGGCGCCGGCGACTTCAAGCGCATGGGCCTGGACTCCAGCGGCGGGGCGACCTTCGGCGGTGCCATCAGCAGCGGCGGCAACATCACCGCGGCGGCCACCGGCACCGAGACGCGCTCAGTGCGTATCGGCGCCGGCCGCACCGGCGCCACCAGCATCGGCGAGGCGCGCCTGGACCTGGTCGGCGATGCCAACTACAGCGACTTCGGCGCCCGCCTGCGCCGCTACGCCGGGCAGGACGCCAACACCGAGTTCGCCCATCGCGGCAAGGGCACGCTGGTGATCGACGCGCAGGACAACGGCGCCATCGCCCTGCGCATCGGCGGCGTGAACCGCCTCACTGTCGGCACCGATGGCAGCGTGGGCGGCGCCCTGCAGCGCGACAACATTCCGGCCAACAGCAGCACGTTGCGCTGGATCAAGATCGGCAGCCTTACCTGGACCACCGTGGGCGGTCGCACCCTGCAGTTCATCGCCAGCGACGGCAGCATCGGCGGGCGTCGCTTCAACTTCGATTTCGTGTCGGTGTCCACGCGCGGCTATACCAGCGCCTTCCAGAGTCTCACCCAGTCCAACGTCGATGGCATGGTCCAGCACCAGCGCCTGGGCATGTACGACAACTTCAATCCCTCGTTGAAGCTGGGCCTCACCCCGACCTATGAGAGCGACGGCACGACCACCTCGGGCGTGGATGTGTGGATCCGCCAGGAGACCTACGCCAACGCGCTGGCGCTGTTCCCGACTGCGCTGGACGGGGTGACCTACAACGGCCGCGACATGGGCAGCAACACCGTCACCGTCGAGCCGACCGGCATCGTCTACGCGACGGTGCGCAATGTGATCCACGATGGCCAGGCCGTGCCGAGCGCGCTGTCTTTCGCCGAGGGTCTGAAGGTCGTCGCCGCCAAGGACATCGTGTGGACGGACGGCACCACCACCTATGGCGGCCTCACCGCACAGGCCACCGGCTTGGCCACGCTGTTCGCCAGCGCCGGCTTGACGCTTCGTCCGAACGGACGTGACAGCACCACCGGACAGGCGACGCTGAGCACGGCCGGTGCGCTCACCACCGTGTCGCTGACGCCGAGCAACGCGCTGGCCATCGCCTACGGTGGCACCGGCGCCACGACGGCGGCTGCGGCGCGCTCGAACCTGGGCTTGGGCACGGCCGCGCAGGCCAACACCGGCACCAGCGGCGCGACCGTTCCGCTGCTCAATGCCGCCAACACCTGGGGCAGTACGCAGACCTTCGGCAACCTCACAGCCACCGGCACGGCGAGCTTTGCCGGCGCCTCCTTCAGCGCGGCTGCGACCTTCGCCGGCGCCTCCTTCAGTGGCGCCACCACGTTCGGCGCGGCGGCCACGTTCAATGGCGCGGTCGGCTTCAATGCCGGCGTCACGGTGGCAGGTCCCCTGTCGCTGGCCAACGCCACGTGGAACTCCATCGGTGACGACGTGCAGATCGGCGACTGCAACCTGGCTGGCCACCTGGGCGTGCGCGCGATCAACGCCGGCGCCAATCCGGGCTTGGCGCTGTTTGCGGCCGGCGCGACCACGTCCATGGGCCAGCTGTACGGCTCCGGCGGCAAGCTGTTCTGGTCCGGCGGCGAGTTCCAGGCCGCCGGCGGCTTCCAGCCGTCGTCCTCGCGCGAATACAAGACCGACTTCCGTCCCAATCCCTTTGGGCTGGAGGCGGTGATGCAGCTGGAGACCACGCTGGGCCGCTACAAGCCAGAGCACAACCCGGATGGACGCGTGCGCGTGTTCCACATCGCCGAAAACGTGCGCGCCGTAATGCCGCCGGTGGGCGCCGAAGACGGCAAGTCCTACAGCCTGGACCAGATGCTCGCCGTACACACCCGCGCCATCCAGCAGCTGCACGCGCTCATTGCCGCGCAGGATCGCCGCATTGCCGAACTCACCCGCCACTGAGGACTCACCATGACCAACAGCCGCATCCGCAACAACGAGCTGGGCGCCACCATCGAGCGCATCGCCACCGAAACCCACATCTTCTACGACCCCAAGGCGGTCAACGCCGACATCATCTTCCAGGGCGAGGAATACCTCACCAGTCCCGACGGCCAGCTGGTGGGCGACAAGCTGGACGGGCGCCAGTCGCTGACCGTCACGCTGGCGCAGATCATGGCGCGCACGTTCGATGCCGGCGTGGATCCGGTCACGGGCGCGGATCTGAGCGCCGTCAGCGCGGCCGGGGTCACCTCGATCATGAAGGCCGTCTACGACGCCCTGCACAACGAGCGCTTCGCCCCGGCGCCCGTTGAGGACGGCGCGGAGTAAGCCCCATGCCCTCGCTGTTTCGCGACGCTTCCAGCACGGACTTCGATGACCTGTTCGACCCCTACGTGCAGGGGTCGATTCCGGGAAATACGGGCTCTCGCACCAGCGACGGCACCGATCTGGCCGGCCGCTACGCGCCGCTGGCCTTCGGCACCAAGCGTGCAGACGTGAACGTGCGCAACAGCGCGGGCATCGATCTCTCCAACCTGTGGGCGGCCAAGGGCACGGCCAGCTACTCGCTGGCCTTTAACGCCCACGGCTACAACGACCACAACCAGGCGCTCACCAACGCCACCGGCACCACCACCGCGATGCTGACGTTGACCATCGCCAACGACGGCACCTGGCGCATCACCAGCCGCACCGGCGCGGTGCTGGAGTCAGGCACGTGGTTGCCCGCCGGCAAGGCCGTGACGGACTACGACGTTCAGTTCAGTGCCAGCGGCGCGGCTACCGCCTCCATCGGCAACAATGCCCCCAGCTACGCCAACTGCGGCACCTCGCGCGCGATCTCGGCCAGCGTGTCGGTACCGGCCCGTAGTACCGACTTCGTCAGCGAGTCGATCACCATTACCTGCCTGCTGCGCAGTAACACCGGCGCGGTGTCCACCACGGTGTGCAGCTTCGTCGTTTCCGCACAGGGCTGGCTGTAAGCGCCTTCGCGTAGCGCGTGCGCCTACAGCGCACCGCACCCCAGCGCTCGCACGCGCGCGACGAACATGGCTGCATGCACACCGGCACCGACTCGCGCCTCTCCAACCAGCTCCGCCTCGGCACTATCGCCGAGGTGGACCTGGCGCAGGCGCGCTGCCGCGTGCAGACCGGCGAGCTGGTCACCGACTTCCTGCCGTGGTTCGTGGTCGCAGCCGGCAACCTCATCACCTGGTCGGCGCCGCGCGCCGGCGAGCAGGTGTTCGTGCTCTCCCCGGAAGGCGACACCGTCGGCGGCGTGGTGCTGCGCGGGCTGTATTCGGACGCCTTCCCCGCGCCCAGCGCCAGCGCCGACGAGCACCTGGTGCGCTTCCCCGATGGGGCGGTGATCCGCTACGACAGCGCCGCGCACCAGCTGCAGGCGCAGCTTCCCGGCGGTGGCAAGGCGCAGATCACCGCCAGCGGCGGGGTGACCATCGACGGGCCGGTCACGATCAATGGCGATGTCACCGTCAACGGCAAGGTCACCTCCAGCACCGACGTCATCGGCGCCGGCATCAGCCTGAAGGGCCACAAGCACCTGCAGGTCACTCCGGGCAACGGCGTATCGGGCCTGCCGCAGTGATCGGCCTGGACGCCACCACGGGGCAGCGGCTGGACGGCGATGCGCATCTGGCGCAGTCCATCGCCACCATCTTGACCACGCCGCTGGGCTCGCGCGTGCAGCGCCGCGACTTCGGCTCGCTGCTGCCCGAGCTGATCGACCAGCCGTTCAACGCCATGACGCGCGTGCGCCTGTACGGCGCCACCGCCACCGCGCTGGCTCGCTGGGAGCCGCGCATTCGCCTATCCCGCGTTTCCCTGGCCGCCGGCGAGCGCCCAGGTGCCTTCGTGCTGACCGTCGAAGGCCAGCGCACCGACGTTGCGCCGGCCAACGCGCACACCCGCCTGACCATCCCGCTCCGCTTCCGCCCGAACTGAGGATCCCTCATGCCTTCTTCCACCTATCACCATGGCGTGCGCGTCATCGAAGCCAGCGCCGGCACGCGCGCGATCCGCACCATCGCCACCTCCGTGCTGGGCCTGATCGCCACCGCCGAGGATGCCGATGCCGACGTCTTCCCGCCCAACAAGGCCGTGCTCATCACCGACGTACTCGGCGCCATCGCCAAGGCCGGCACCCAGGGCACGCTGGCCAAGGCGCTGCAGGCCATCGCCAACCAGGCCAACCCCGTCACCGTCGTGGTGCGCGTGCCCAAGGGCGAAACCGAGGCGGCCACCACCACCAACGTCATCGGCACGGCCGCACCCACCGGCTACACCGGCATCCAGGCGCTGCTCACCGCCGAGGCCCAGCTGGGCGTGCGCCCGCGCATCCTCGGCGCGCCGGGGCTGGACACGCAGGCCGTCACCGCCGCACTGGCCGTTGCCGCCAAGAAGCTGCGCGCGATGGTCTACGCGGCTGCCGTGGGCGCTTCGGTGTCCGAGTGCATCACCTATCGCGGCCAGTTCAGCGACCGCGAGATCATGCTGATCTGGCCGGACTTCCTCGCCTGGGATCCGGTGGCCAGCTTCGCCGGCGTGCAGTTCGCCACCGCCGTGGCCATGGGCCTGCGCGCCAAGCTGGACATCGAGCAGGGCTGGCACAAGAGCCTGTCCAACGTGGGCGTAGGCGGCGTGACCGGGATCTCCAAGGACGTGCATTGGGACCTGCAGGTGCCGGGCACCGATGCCGGCCTGCTCAACGAGGGCGACATCACCACCCTGGTCAACTTCAACGGCTACCGTTTCTGGGGCTCGCGCACCTGCGCCGAGGATGAGAGCTTCCAGTTCGAGACGGCCACGCGCACCGCGCAGATCCTGGCCGACACCATCGCCGAGGGCGTGGCGTCATACATCGACAAGCCGCTGTATCCCTCGATCGTGCGTGACCTGATCGAGTCGATCAACGCCAAGTTCCGCGAGCTGAAGGCCGGCGGCTACATCCTCGGCGCCGAGGCGTACTACGACGCCACGCAGAACACCTCCCAGACGCTCTCGCTGGGCCAGCTGCGTATCGACTACGACTACACCCCGGTCCCGCCGCTGGAAGACCTGCAGCTCACCCAGCGCATCACCACCAGCTACTTCGACGACTTCGCCGACCGCATCAACAGCTGATCGGCGTAATCGTCCCTACGATCGGAGAAACCCCATGGCATTGCCCAAGAAGCTGAAGAATTTCGCCCTGTTCAACGACGGCGAAAGCTACGTCGGCCAGACCACGGAAGTGAAGCTGCCCACCCTGTCGCGCAAGATGGAGGAATACCGCGGCGGCGGCATGAACGCCCCGGTGGAGATCGACCTCGGCCAGGAGCTGATTGCGCTGGAGTGGAAGTGCGGCGGCATGATGCGCTCGGTGCTGAACCAGTACGGCATCACCACCATCAACGGTGTGCAGCTGCGCTTTGCCGGCGCCTATCAGCGCGACGACACCGCCGAGATCGATGCGGTCGAGGTCGTGGTCCGCGGCCGCCACAAGGAAATCGACGCCGGCACCGCCAAGGCCGGCGATGAAAGCGAGTTCGCGGTCAAGACCACCTGCAGCTATTTCAAGCTGACGATCAACGGCGCCACGGTGATCGAGATCGACGTGCCCGGCATGGTCGAGAACGTCAACGGCGTGGATCGCCTGGCCGAACAGCGCAGCGCCATCGGCGCCTAACCCCGTCCCCCTCCACCCACGCGGCCCGGAATCGCTCCGGGCCGCTTCAACTGCGAGAGAAGCCCCGCCATGAGCCCTACCCCGACTTACTCCAACCCCGTGCAGCTCGATGAACCCATCGCGCGCGGCGAGCAGACCATCGACAGCGTGCAGGTGCGCAAGCCGCTGGCCGGCGAGCTGCGCGGCGTGAAGATTACCGACGTGATGCAGCTGGACGTGGCCGCCTTGCAGGTGGTGCTGCCGCGCGTGACCAACCCCACTCTCACCACCGCCGATGTGGGCCGCATGGAGCTGTGCGACCTGCTCGCCGTGGGCGGAGAGCTGGTGAATTTTTTCTTGCCGAAGTCGGAACGGGTCTCCTGACCGACTGCGTAGAGGATGCGATGGCCGATGTGGCGGTCATCTTCCACTGGCCGCCGTCCGAAATGGGCGGCTGGTCGCTCGATGAACTGATGGCGTGGCGCGAGCGCGCCCGCCTGCGAAGCGGAGCCGAGTAATGCTGATGGCCACCCCCGACTCTGTCGCGATGACCTTCGGGGGCGCCTGATGGCCGCCTCCGACAACCTGCGCCTGCAGGTCATCCTGTCGGCGCTGGACAAGGCCTCCGGGCCGTTCAAGCGCATCATGAGCGGCAGCAAGGGCGTGGCCGGCGCGCTGCGCCAACAGCGCGATGCGCTGCGCCAGCTCAATGCCCAGCAGCGCGACATCGACGCCTACCGCGACCAGATGGGCGCCTCGCGTCAGGCCAGGGCGGCACTGGACGCACAGCGACAGGCCGTGCGCGTACTGGCTCAGCAGATCAAAGCCACCGACGCGCCCAGCAAGCAGCTCACCGCCAGCTTCGACAAGGCGGTGCGCGTGGCGCGCGAGCTGAAGACCACCCACGGCCAGCAGGAAGCGGCGCTGCAGCGCGTGCGCGGTCGCCTGGAGGCCGCAGGCATCAGCACCCGCGATCTGGTCAACCATGAGCGACGCCTGCGCACGGAAATCACCGCCACCAGCGCGGCGATGCAGACCAGCCAGCAGCGCCTGGCCAAGCTCGATGCCGCGCAGCGACGCGCGGGCAAGCTGCAAGGCGGCGGGCTGAAGGCCACCGCCTACGGTGCGGCCGCGCTCTACGCTGGTCAGCGAGCCCTCGGTGCCGAGGCGCTGCCGGTGCGCGATGCGATGGACTTCGAGTCGGCGATGGCCGACGTGCGCAAGGTGGTCAACTTCGACACCCCGCGCCAGTTCAAGTTGATGGGCGCGGACATCGAGAACCTGTCGATGCGCCTGCCGATGCTACCGACCGAGATCGCCAAGATCGTGGCCGCCGCAGGTCAAGCGAACATTCCGCGCCAGGAGCTGATCCGCTTCGCCGAGGACGCGGTGAAGATGGGCGTGGCCTTCGATAGCACCGCCAAGGAATCGGGCCAGACCATGGCCACCTGGCGCACGGCCTTTCGCATGTCGCAGGACCAGGTCGTCAAGCTCGCCGACCAGATCAACTACCTGGGCAACACCGGCCCGGCCAGCGTCAACAAGATCAGCGATGTGGTGAACCGGATCGGTGCGCTGGGCGAGGTGGCAGGCCTGCAGTCCGGCCCGCTGGCCGCCCTGGGCGCCACCGTGGCCGGCATGGGCATCGAGTCTGAGGTCAGCGCCACCGGCATCAAGAACATGCTGCTGACGCTCGCCTCGGGCGATGCGGCGACCAAGCGCCAGTCCTTCAAGCTGCTGGGGATCGATGCGGCGAAGATGGCCCAGCACATGCAGCGCGACGCCGGCGGCGCCATCGTGGACGTGCTCACCAAGCTGCGCCAGCTGCCCAAGGCCCAGCAGTCGGCGGTGATGACGCAGTTGTTCGGCCGCGAGTCCATCGGCGCGATCGCGCCGCTGCTGACCAACCTGGAGCTGCTGAAGACCAACTTCGACAAGGTCACCGACGCGCAGAAGTACGGCGGCTCGATGGCGGCCGAGTACGCCTCGCGCGTGGCCACCTCCGCCAACACCCTGCAGCTGGCCAAGAACACCGCCGTGGTGCTCTCCCAATCCATCGGGGCCACGCTGCTGCCGGACTTCAACGTGCTAGCCGCGCGCGTAGCCGACGTCGTGCGCCGGGTGACCGAGTGGATCCGCGCCAATCCCCAGCTGGTGGCGATGCTGGCCAAGACCGCGATCACCGCCACCGCCGTGGCGACCGTGCTGGGCGGCCTGCTCATCGCCGGCGGCACGGCCGCCATGGCGTTTTCGCAGATCTACCGCGTGGTGACGCTGCTCAGCGGCGCCGGTGGCTTCGGCGCGCTACTGGGCAACGTCAGCAAGCTGGCCGGCAGCGTGTTCCCCATGCTCATCAACGGCGGCCGCCTGCTGCTGGCCACGCTCGGCGGCATCAGCTTGCCCGTGCTGGCCATCGGCGCGGCGGTGGCGGTGGTGGCTGCGCTGGTGTGGAAGTACTGGGGCCCGATCAAGGCCTTCCTGGTGGGTGTGTGGCAGGGCCTGCAGGACGCCTTCGGGCCGGTGCTGGCCGAGCTGCAGGCCGCGCTCGCCCCGCTGGCGCCGGTATGGCAGCAGATCTCCGCGGCGATGGGCCGCGCATGGGAATGGGTCAAGCAGCTGCTGGAGCCGTTCCAGGCCACCACCGAGCAGCTGGCCGGCGCGACCAGCGCTGGACGCACGTTCGGCCAGGTCATTGGCGCGGTGCTGGGCTTCCAGCTGCGCGTGGCGGCGCGCGCAATCGGCTGGCTGGTGCGTGCCTTCGTCGCGATCCTGCCGACCGTGCAGCGCGTGCTGGGCGGCCTGTGGGACCAGGTGCGCGGCGTGTGGTCGCTCATCGTGGGCGTGTTCACCCTCGACGGCGGGCGCATGCGCCAAGGCCTGGCGCAGGTGTGGGCCGGCATCAGCGCGATGCTGGGCGACTGGCCGGCGCGCATGGCAGCGTTCGGCGCGCGGATGATGGCCGGCCTGGGCAATGCCGTAAGCGACGCAGCCGGCGGCGCGTTGGCGCGTGTGGCGGCGGTGGTGGGCGGCGTGTGGCAGTACCTGCGCGGCGCCTGGCAGCTGGTGGTCGGCTTGTTCACCGGCGACGGCGCGCAGATCCGCGCCGGCCTGCAGCAGATGTGGACCGGCATCAACGACGTGCTGGCCAGCTGGCCGGCGCGGTTGATGCAGGCCGGCGTGGACATGGTCGCCGGCCTGGTGGCCGGCATCCGCTCGCGCATCGGCCAGGCCACCAGCGCTATCGCCGGCGTTGGTAGCGGCCTGATCGCCTCCTTCAAGGGCCTGCTCGGGATTCACAGCCCCTCGCGCGTGTTCGCCCAACTGGGCGGCTACACGATGCAGGGACTCGCCCTGGGTGTGCAGCGCGCACAGGGCGGCCCTGTTGGCGCGGTGGCGGCCGTCGGGGCGCGATTGGCAGCGGTGGGAGCCGTTGCGGCGCTGGCGGCCGCTGCCGGGCCTGTGGTGGCCATCGATACGCGAGCGCCGGTGACCGCACCGGCCAGCCGCCCGGCCGCCGCCGTCGGCGGTGACCACTACGAGATCCACCTGCACGGCGGCGCGGGTGCGGACGCCAAGGAAATGCTGGCCCTGCTGCGTCAGGAGCTGGCGCGCACCGAGGCGCAGAAGCAGGCGCGCATGCGCTCGACCCTGCGCGACCACGACTGAGGATCCACTGGATGATGATGAGCTTTGGCACCTTCGTGTTCTCGCTGGGTACGCTGGCCTACCAGGAATTGCAGCGGCAACAGTCCTGGCGCTTCGGCGCCAGCGAGCGCGTGGGCGCACGCGCCGCCCTGCAGTACCTGGGCGAGGGCGAGGAAACCATCGAGCTGGCCGGCCTGATCGCCCCTGAGGTCACCGGCACCCGGGCATCGCTGGACACCCTGCGCAGCCTCGCCGGCGACGGCCAAGCGCTGCCGCTGGTCGATGGCACTGGCGTGGTCTACGGCAGCTACGTGGTGACGGCCATTCGCGAAACCGGCACGCTGTTCTTCGAGGACGGCACGCCCCGCCGCCTGGACTTCACCGTCTCCCTGCGCCGGCAGGACAGCACCGGCGAGGCGTCCGCCCGATGACGCCGATGCCCGCATGGCGCGTCGTGCTCGACGGCCAGGATCTGACCGACAAGATCGCCCCGCGCCTGGTCGATCTCACCTTGACGGAATGCCGCGAGGACGAAGCCGACCAGCTCGACCTGCGCATCCACGATCACGACGGCAAGATGGCGTTGCCGCGTCGCGGGGTCATGCTCTCGGTGGCCATAGGCTGGCAGGACACCGGTCTGGTCGAGAAGGGCCGCTTCAAGGTGGACGAGGTCGAATACAGCGGCTCGCCCGACATCATCACCGTGCGTGCCCGCAGCGCCGACTTCACCGCCAGCATGCGTACGCGTCGCGAGCGCAGCTGGCACAACACCACGCTGGGCAAGATCGTGAGCAGCATTGCCGGCGAGCATGGGCTCACCGCGCGTGTGGCTTCAGTGTTGGCCGCCATCGCCCTACCCCACGTCGACCAGGCCAACGAGAGCGATGTCAATCTGCTCACCCGCTTGGGTAAGCGCTACGACGCCACGGCGACGGTGAAGAATGGCGCGCTGATCTTCGGGCCTATCGGCACCGGCAAGACCGCCAGCGGCAAGGAACTGCCCACCTTCACCCTCACCCGCGGCGATGGTGACCAGCACCGCTACAGCGTGGCCGACCGCGACGCCTACAGCGGCGTGCGCGCGTACTGGAACGACAAGAAGGGCGCACGTCGCAAGGCGGTGCTGGTCGGCAGCGACGACAACGCCAAGCACCTGCGAACCACCTACGACAGCGAGACGTCCGCGCGCGAGCATGCCGACGCCGAGCTCAAGCGGGTGCAGCGCGGCGAGGCAAAGTTCGACTTCGCCCTAGCGTTGGGTCGCGCCGAACTGTCACCAGAAGTCATCGTGCAAGTGCGGGGATTTAAGCCCGAGATCGACACTCAGCGATGGCTGATCGCAAAGGTCACACATGCCGTATCCGGCACGGGCGGCTTTACCACTTCCCTTGAGCTTGAAAACTCTCTCAATCCCAGCGGCGATGACCAATGACCGAACGCTAAGGAGAAGGTGACCTCGCGACGTCTCATTGCTGTCGTGATGAAAGCCCCAGAACTATCGCAACGCCAAAACAGGCAAAGCTGACGCACTCAATGGTGCGGCGTCAGCGCCGTTACCGCGTGATTTGCGAGGACCAGCTGTCCTATTTGCACTTCGATCACGACCGCTTTTTTTTGCCCACCGAGAAGCTGTTCTCTTGATGCAGGTCGCCAGCGACCGTGGTGATCTGCCCCACATCACCGCGCTTGATCTTGATCTTCGGTCCAGTGGAGGGCGCCGCCGAAGCCCCGCCCAGCGCTGCTAGTGCGGCAGCTTGCGCATCCGTCGAAGCCGCGCGGAACGCGGCCACCAAAGCGGCCTCCGGCGCGTCCAACTGGCTTCGTTGTCCGGTGAGCACGTACATCAGATCAACGCCGCGACTCAGGGCCGCGAGCAGATAGGCTCCGCCCGGCACGTTCTCGTCCTTTTCGAAGTTCAACTGCGCCCACTTCGACAGGCCGCAGGCCGTGCCCATCTCTTCCTGGGTCATCCGCAGGCGCTTCCGCTCTTCTTTCAGGCGTTTTCCGATCGACATTCAGGCAATCCCCTACTTGACAAAAAGCGGACTTAACTCCAACATTTTCTACAACAACAGGTACCCACCCCCATGACTCGCCCGAAGCGTCCACAGAAGCAGTTCACGCCGCGCACTCCCGAAGAAGCAAAGGCGTGGCTCATACAGAGCGGTGTATCGGTCTCGGCGTTCGCGCGCACGCTCGGGGTGGCCCGCAACGTGGTGTACGACCTTCTCCGTGGCCGTTCCCTCGGCAAATACGGCGATTCGCACAAAGCGGCGGTCGCGCTGGGCCTCAAGGAATCGCCGAATAGTGCCACAAAACTCCAAACTTCCCAGCACCCGGGGCAGTGATCATGTTCGGTCGAAAGAAGATCGTCTTTCGCTGCGAGGCCTGCTCGGGCCCGCTGATCAAACGCACCAGCTATCTGGCGCACCAGTTCCTGCGTCACGACGCTTACGTCTGTGAGAACCCGATGTGCGGCGCCACCTACACCGGCCATTCCGAGCTGACCGGCATCGCCAGCCCCAGCGGTATCCCTACTGCCGCCAGCGAACTCCCGCCCACCCCGTCCTTTGAGCGCGCCCGTGCCCTGCAGGCTTACCGCGAGCAGCACGGGGACCGCCAACTCGATCTGATCACCGCCGGCGGGGAGCCGGCGCTGCCCCTCACCTAAGGCAACCAAGATGCTCAAGACCTTGAACTGGGCGGCCCTGCCGCCTACGGCGAAGCTTTGCCTGGAGAAAGGCATCGCCCATAACGGCCTGCTCAAGACCGAGCGCGGCTACATCGGCCGTACCGACGCCAGCCCCGAGCCGGCGCGCTTCAGCGCCGCCGACGTGGCCGTGCTGATGCGTGAGGGCCTGGCCACGGCCAGCAGCTTTGACGAGCGCCTGGTGTCCATGACAGACGCTGCCCTTGTGCTGTTCCACCTCGGTGCCGCACGGGTCGAGGTGGCGGCATGAGCAACGCCGACGGCTGGTCCAGCGCCCAGGAGCCGCGCTTCGTCGCCGGCCCTTCTTTCCTGCCCGACCGTATTCCGCCGCACATCAAGCACCAGCAGGCGCTCGCCCTGCGGTCGGCCGTGGACGCCCACCGCCGCGCTGGCGGCGCCTATGTGGTGCTGGACGGCACTCCTGTTGCACCCGCGCCCCGGCGCCAGCTGGGCGAGTAAGGACGCACGATGCAAGAGGATCTGCGACACAAGGTGCTGGCCCTGCTGGAGCGCGACTACGGGCTCAAGCACCGTATCGGCACCGAGTACATGCGGGGTGGCAAGTGCCCGTCGTGCGGGAAGAAGGAGCTGTACACCAACCACGCCAAGCCGTGGGTGGTGAAGTGCGGTCGCCAGGCCAAGTGCGGCCGCGAGCTGCACGTCAAAGATCTCTACACCGACCTGTTCGATGACTGGTCCAAGCGCTACCCGGTCACCCCGGCATCGCCCACTGCGGCAGCCGACGCCTACCTGCAGTTCTCGCGCGGCTTCGACCTGGCGCCGCTGAAGGGCTTGTACACGCAGGACAGCCACTTCGACCGGCGGATCAATGCCGGCACCGCGACGGTGCGCTTCGCGCTGGCCAAGGGCGGCTGGTGGGAACGCCTGATTGACCGCCCGCACCGCTTCGGTAAGCAGAAGGCCCGCTTCGCGCCTGGCGAGAGCTATGCCGGCGTGTGGTGGGCAGCGCCGGCGGCAATGAGGGCGATGCAGACGGCCCGCGAAGTCTGGATCGTGGAGGGCATCTTCGACTCTATCGCCCTGCTGCAGCACGACGTGTGCGCGGTGTCGGCCATGTCCTCCAACGCCTTTCCCGAGCAGTCCCTGCGCGAGCTGGCCACCGCCCGCGCCGCGGATCTGCCGACGCTGGTGTGGGCACTGGACAACGAGCCGGGCGCCCGCGCCTACACCCACCGGCACATCAAGCGCGCCAGCGCGATGGGCTTCTCGTCGCGTGCCGCGCAGATCGTGCAGCGCGACGGTAAGAAGACCGACTGGAACGATCTGCACCTGCGTGCGCTGGCCTCGGATGACGCCAAGCAGTGGGACAACGACCTGAAGGAAGCCCGTTACCAGGGCGACCTGATGACGGCCCGCTCGGCGGTGGATAAGGGCCTGCTGATGCACGAGCACGACGGCCGTGCCGACTTCTGCCTGGAGCATCGCTCGCGCCTATTTTGGTTCGAGTTCGACGCGTTGCGCTTCGAGAAGCTGTGCCGGGACAAGCAGGTCGAGAAGGACGTCGACGGCGACGACGAGCTGGCCCAGGACGAGCTGCAGAAGATCCGCCGCGCCGCCTGCTCGGTGCAGCAGATCGCCAACTGCCATCCCGAAGCGCTGTATTTCCAGCGCCAGGAGGTCACCGACGAGAGCTGGTACTACTTCCGCGTGGATTTCCCCCACGACGGGCCCAGCGTAAAGGGCACATTTACGGGTGGCCACGTGTCCAGCGCATCGGAGTTCAAGAAGCGCCTGATCTCGCTGGCGGCCGGCGCCATGTTCACCGGCAGCGGCCACCAGCTTGATCGCCTGATCGAAGAACAGACCGAGGCGATCAAGACCGTTGAGGCCATCGACTTCGTTGGCTACAGCAAGGATCACCGCGCCTACGTCCTGGGCGACATGGCCGTGCGCGATGGCGAGCTGGTGACGGCCAATGAAGAGGACTACTTCGAGTTCGACAAGCTGCGGCTGAAGACCACGCAGAAGTCGATCCGACTGGACATTCAGCGCGACACCGAGGCGTTCCGCACGGATTGGCTGCCGTGGCTGTGGCAATGCTTTGGCACGCACGGCATGGTCGCCATGACCTTCTGGTTCGGCTCACTATTCGCCGAACAGATCCGAGCGGCGCACAAGAGCTTCCCGTTCCTGGAAGCCACCGGTGAAGCCGGTGCCGGCAAGACCACTCTGCTAACGTTCCTGTGGAAGCTGCTGGGCCGCTCCGACTACGAGGGCTTCGACCCCGCCAAGTCGTCCAAGGCCGGCCGCGCTCGTGCGATGGGCCAGGTGTCGGGCATGCCGGTTGTGCTGCTGGAAGCCGACCGTAGCGAGCCCGACAAAGCCCATGCCAAGACGTTCGAGTGGGACGAGCTGAAGGACTTCTTCGGCGGCGGCACGCTGGCCACGCGCGGCGTACGCAACGGCGGCAACGAAACCTACGAGCCGCCGTTTCGTGGCACCATCGTCATCAGCCAGAACGCCGCCGTGGACGCCTCCGAGGCGATCCTGACGCGGATCGTCAAGCTGCACTTCAGGCGCCCGCAGGTGACGACCGAGAGCCGCATAGCGGCCGACAATCTCAACGCCCTCCAGGTCGAGGAGGTCAGTCATTTCTTGGTGCGTGCAGTCCGCCAAGAGCGCGCGATCCTGGACACATTCGCCGAGCGCGTGAAGCTGTTCGAGACCAAGCTCCGTGCCCAGCCCGAGCTGCGGCTGGAGCGCGTCATCAAGAACCACGCGCAGATGCTGGCCCTGTTCGATTGCTTGCGTCTGGTCATCGCTATTCCCGACGCGATGGTGGAGCAGACACGTCGTGCACTGCTCGACGCCGCGCTGGAACGGCAAAAGGCCATCAGCGCGGACCACGTCCTGGTCAACGAGTTCTGGGAATCGTTCGAGTACATGGAGGCAGCCGGCAACGGCAAGCCGGTGGTCAACCACAGTCGCGATGCCCAGCGCATCGCGATCAACTTGAACCACTTCGCGGCCCGCGCAGCCAACTACGGGCAGAACGTCCCGGACCTGAAGATCCTGCGCTCGCTACTCGCGGATTCCCGTCGCCACAAGCTGATCTCGGCCAACACGGCTGTGAACAGTGCGGTGATGACCGACGGCTATGGCAACAGCGGGCAAACCGTGAAGTGCTGGGTGTTCCAGAAATGAACGCACAAGCCCGCTTTGGAAATTCTTGGAAATTTTCGTTGACAAGGCCCCACGGACGGAGCAAACATTCGGCCGTCGCCGCCAAATCGGCGACCGGGATTGGCGTCCCGCTGAAGGAGCGCGAAAGCGCCCATTGTTCTATGCCCGGCGCTTTTTTGTTGCCCGCCGCATGGCGGTGGGCGCACGCCAGCCAGCTCTATGGCGGGCGGTGCGCGGGGGGCTTCGGCCCCGCCGGTATGGACTCCTTCCCGGTACGCCAACCCGCACCGTCCGCCACCCCGATTGGCGTCGGGGCGGCGGATTCCACCGGACAGAAGGAATCCACCATGACCTACGACGCCCAAGAAGCGCCGGCCAACGCCGCGCGTCAAATCGCCTACTACTTCGGCCTGATCGCCGACACCCTCGACTGGAATCACCAAGCCTGGCTCGCGCTCAGCGCGAAGCTACAGGCCGGCGGCAAGGCGCCGCACGCGCTGGCCTTGGCTGACGTGCAGGCTGCCATCGACGCCGTGCGCGCCGAACAGGAGGTGCTCTGATGAGCGCCCTCGAGTCCGCACACATCGACCTGGACCAGGCCGATTACACCATCAGCGAGGACGAGCATGCGCGCCTGTGGCGTGCCTATGAGGCCATGGCCCTACTCGCGGCCCTCGATAACGAGATTGCGACTCGCGCAGGGATTACCGCCGATGGCACCGCAGCAGTGGCTGACTTCATTCGCGAGGAGCTTCTCGACGTCTGCATGCATGCACAGCGCATCCACACCGAGCTTGAACCCGACGAGTACACCCGCCCCGTCGATCTGATCTGACCCATCAAGTGGGCCGGCGGACGGTGTTGACGCACCGTCCCAAGGCCCTCCACCCACGCAACTCTGGAGAGTCGATATGCAGCAGCAAACTGGAATGCATCCAGCCACAGCAGCACCCACGTTGGCTTTGGACACCGGACCCGGGACGCAGGCTAGCACGCCTGCTCAGGTCGCCTACGAACGCGCCATGAGCGAGTGTTCGGCGACCATCACCGTGCAGGTGACGCACGACGCGGTCATCGTCGCGGCCGTTCTCTCGATGGGCCAGCACCATGGAGCCAGCCAGCGCTGGGAGCGTCGACGCGGCGCCGGTCCGGGCTGGAGGCTGATCGATGGGCCGCGTCTGTGGAACTCCGAGGAGGATCGCATCAGCACCGAGTTGGCCGACTTCATGGATGGCCTGGCCTTCCCCTTCGCATTGGCCAACATGCTGCCCCGGCCTGCCAGCGCGGCAGCCGCCCAGGCGATTGCCGCCGCTGCGCGGGAGGTGGCCAATGCTTGAACTACTCGCCATCGCGCTTGTTCCCGCCGCAGGCGGGGCGCTGGCCCATCGGCTGTGGTCGACGCGCCGTCCGCGCGTCACGCAGACGGGAATGGCTGTGGGCGAGGTTCCGCACCGAATGCGAGGGCGCCGTCGCATGGCCGTACGGCGCGAGGTGTTCTGGCCATGACACAGCGACAAGTCGATCATCCCAACCCATTGCCACCTTGTCGCAGCGGCCACGCGGCGCGTCACATGCTGGACGCGCGTCGAACGCAGGCGGGCGGCGGGCACTTCGTCGAATGCGCCTGCGGCCGCACGCAGAAGCACACCACCTACGCCCAGGCACTGCGTGAGTGGATACGCATCAACGGCACGGCCGCACCGCTCATCCCACATGCCGCGCAGTCCAACGTCTTACAGATGGGCCTGGGGCTAGCATGACGGGCCGCGTTCTGACGTTCGAGGATCTGCGCAAGCTATGCGCCCCGGACGGCCCTGCTCCACGGGCCGCCACGGTGGTGCGCTGGGCGCTTGCCCAGGGCATCCGGTACAAGTACGACGGGCGCGGCGGCATCTGGACAACAGTCGACGCACTCAACGCCGCGTTGGGCTTGGCTGCGCAGGAAGCGAAACTACACGACAAGGAACTGATCTGATGGGACGCGGAAGGAAACGCCTGCCCAACGCCGACATCCCCCGCCACATCGACCAAGATGCCCTCCCCAAGGGCATCTACTGGGACCGCGGGCGTTGGTACATCCGAGAGCCTCACCCGGAAGGAGGCCGCACGCGTAAGCGATTGATCGCCTACGCGGACGCGCGCCTGTCCGATTTGCATGCGGCGCGAGAGTCGGCAATGGGTCTTGGCGAAGTCGGCACGCTGAGTTTTCTGGTCAAGATGTTCGCTGCATCGACCGAATATCGTGACCTTGCCAAGTCTTCTCGCGACGACTACGACCACCACGCGTCGATTGCTTGCGACTTCATCCTCAAAGATGGGCAGACGCTGGGGCAGCTCCAGGTTGACCGCATGTCCGTGCCCCTCGTCCAGCGTCTGGTGGAAACGCTGGCGAAGGGGCGCGAGGCAAACGCCGTGCAGCCGGCCCTGCCCGCACGCCCATCGACGGCCAACCACACCTTGCGCTACTTGCACCGGCTATTTGCGTGGGGCATCCGCATGGGTCACTGCCGGACCAATCCGGCCAGCGGCGTGCGCGGCGTGCGAGAGAAGGCAGAGTTCAAGATGCCCGAGCCGGCTGCCTTCGTTGCCGTGCTCAACTTCGCCAAGGCCCGCGCTGCCTTGCCGCTGCATAGCAAAGGTTCGGTGCCCCGCTACATGCCTGCGGTCATGGTCCTGGCCTACAACGCTAGGCTGCGAGGCATCGAGGTCACTGACTTGACCGACGCTGATGCGCTGAAAGAGGGTGTGCGGTGCTCGCGCCGCAAGGGGTCACGCGACAACATCACGGCGTGGAACGATGAGCTGCGCTGGGCATGGATATGGCTGCGGGACTACCGCGCCGATCGCCTCAAGGCGCACCGTCGCCCCGTCTTACTCCGCCCGGATCAGCGCCCCCTGCTGGTGACACAGACGGGAACCGCGTTGGCCCGCTCCACGTTGAAGACAGCGTGGCAGCGCCTGATCACCGCAGCGATCGCCGAAGGCGTTATCGAGGAGAGTGCGCGCTTCTCACTTCACGGATTGAAGCATCGCGGGATCACCGACACGCGCGGCACGCGCGCTCACAAGCAAGACGCGGCAGGCCATGTCACCCCGCAGATGACAGATCGCTATGACCACGAGCTGCTCGTGGTCCAACCACCAACGTTGCCATCGAAAGACGATCTGGCGTTCCTGGATGACGCCTCAGAGGCGTGA